TTTGGTTTGGACCTCAGTGGGATATCGATCACAAACCCGACAAAAGGTAGAAAATTTCCAATTATTCCTAAAATCATCAACAACAATTGTCTTGTGTTCACGTGGTCTATAGGAAGTCGAGAAGAAGTCGGTCCCCTCGCCGTAAGCAGGCACCAAGTAAGGAGAAGGTCCAAGCATTGCATAACGAGTTTTCCCGGCGCCTGGCTGGCCGTAAACGAGAGTAACTTCAGATTCAAAATCACGAACTGGAGTATAATGTTCATCTAAAGCAACCATTCCTCTATTGAATTGTATAAAACCTTCAGGAAATCGGTCGATACAACGGGATAGACCTTGATGTTTGATAGTTCTTGCAATTTCATGTAAACGAACTTGAGACTCAACAGAAGGAATTCCATATTCATAATTAATATCGAAACGATCTAAACCATTACAATGTTTACAATCACACCCCAAGACAGGCTTTTGAGCATAATGCTGTGCCTCATAAAACGTACCCTTCCTCTTAGCCCATTCAGTCCAAGTAGGCTTGAGTTTCTTAAGTGCAGTGAGACGCTTCTTATCCTTGAATTGTACGAAACCCTGAACATGTGGCAAATTGTCATCCCCAACCTCAATTTGATAAGTAACATACTTAAAGTCCCAATCATTGACATACCCCAATATTTCATCAAAATCACAATCAGGCTGTGGCCAAATAGTAAAAACCCAATCAACAGCAGGAGAAGACTGTTTAGGAGGGGGCATAAAAATAGTTCCGCGGGCGTAGGGTAATAACTAAGTGACCGGAACTAAAGTTCCGGAACACGCCTACGCCACGCGGCGCTTTCGCGAAAAAAAAAGGTACCCAACCCGAAAAGGGCTAATATTTCTGGGAACAACCGTGCGGTTCTCATTTGGGAGCCGGCGAATTACTTATGAGTGACCCATTAGATCCTTTTACTTGGGGTGATGATCAACATCTTATTTGGCATTTCTTTTCTAATCCTGAACAATCAGGCTTCTTTCCTATCCAGGAATGGCCAGCATGGGCTCAAATCCAAGCTATCAACGTACACAAGAACGACAACGAAGTTTTCAACTTTCATTATTTTCTCGCAGCAAACGGCGTATCTCCTGAGCAAGCAAGAATTTGGACATTGGCAGCAAATGTTAGCAAAGGACAAATTGTTCTTGGAGAAAGATATTCTAAGAAAGAAATACAAGATGCAAACAGAATATTATACAAGCATCTAGAAGGAAGACTTCTAACTGGAAAGAAACGAGTCTATGACCTTACAGCTGGTCGTCCACTTATGTGGTAAAACGGTGGTTAAACAAAAGTAAAACGATGGTCAAACGGCATGTCGGCATGTAGGAATGTACATCAAACGGTGGTAGTGTTACTTTAAAAATTTCATTTTCAAAAATGCCAAAACGAAGTAAAGTGATCGCAATTGATGAACAACTCACTGAAGTACATGACGAAGAACTTCAAAAAATAAGAACATGGATAATGAGAAGAAAGAAAGATAATGATTTGAATCGAAAAACTATTCTTCAACTCAAATGGTTGGAACTCCACGACAAGTCAGGACAACAATAAAGTTTAATCGTCAAGCAATTAATTAGTCACAGTAATAGGCACGAGAGGCGGCTTGAATGACAACAGCAGTAGCAGCCGTTGATTCATAGGCATAAGCCAACAAGAAGATGTTGTGAGAAGACACACCAGCAATAGCAGGAGTTGCATTACCAGTACGAATCTGTACTTCAAGAGGAGTCTTAAAAGCAATGTTGAATTTGAAGTGAGGTTGAGAGAACGAAACACTGACAGTTGTAGCAGCAGCGTTGTTAGCAGCAGTTGTAGGATTAATCGTGACAAGCTTATCCTTTAGAATACGGAAACGTCCACCACCGTTGGCCATCCTAAGAAACGAAAACTCGTTTTCTTCACTAGCTCCAAAATCCTGAAAGACTTCTTCTCCCTGAGCTTGTGTACCAGCCGAGGCGACAGTAGGAGGTTGAGTATCCATGACAAGAACAAGACGAACCGGGATTGCATCAAGAACAGTAGTGCCAGTAATCTTAACAGGAATATAAAGAGCACCCTTAATACGAAGTCTCTTCAGCTTGTACTTAGTACCAACAACTTGACCATAGCCAGTACCTTGGGCAGTAGGTATCAAACAACAATCAGTGTATGCAGCAGGGCTTCCAGAAGCATTGACATAATTGTCACAAGGAACTTCAGTATCAGCCCAAGTAGTTCCAGCAGTAGTGACAGCAACATTGATACCAGTATCAAAATATTTTGTTTCAGGTTGAAGATTCCCTCGGTAAGTGGTACGAGCACGAGCAACACCCAATTGCCTAGCCTTGGCAAGATATGCATTACGTTGATCATAAGCCCTTTGTTGCGTAGCAGTTCTCATGTAACCCTTAGGTGTCCCTCCTGACGTTGGCTTGAAAGATCTTTGTCCGAATCCGTACATGTTTCGAGTTTTGTAGGTTTGAGAAATGGCGCTAAATTTTTTTACTTCGCGCTCTTCGCGAAATGTTTTCGCGAAAACATGATGAAATTATGACTGCTGGTTCGCGCGATACGGCTCCATTCCAGTAACAACTGAAAATGAGTAAAGAAAGAAAACAAGAATGTTGTGATGGACACAATGATGAAGACCTTCATAAGAAATCCTTTCGGCATTTCGACGGGTCTGACTGTATTGGATGTGACCGACGACCACTTCCGGTTGAGGAATCCCAGCCAATTGATCTGGATTGTTCTGAGGAGTTTGCTTCTCAAAGTGAAGAATCTCCGGATGCATCAGATAGTCCTCCGCATTCAGAGGACGAAGATGAGGAAATGGCCATGGAAGATGTCCCTGAAGATGAGATACTCTGGAGAAAAATCAAAGATGCAGACAGACACATTGCACACAAAGAAGCAATTGAAGCTGCAAAGGGTATCGTACCTTAATTAATTTATAGCCATACTTGCAAACAAAGATAACGTTGTGGATGCGACGGTGCAAGGCATCCGCACTGTAAGGGTCGGCAGTGATGTTTGGATACCATTTGTGGGGCGCAAGATTGCTGGTAAAAATAATATGATCAGGCAGGAGTTGACGGAAGCCGCCTTTGGTTTGGACCTCAGTGGGATATCGATCACAAACCCGACAAAAGGTAGAAAATTTCCAATTATTCCTAAAATCATCAACAACAATTGTCTTGTGTTCACGTGGTCTATAGGAAGTCGAG